TGCAGCCGTTATTGCCAAAGAAAATAACATTGTAAAAAAATTTTACAATAAGATGATGAATTTAAAATATGAGGTAAAAAATTATGACAGCTGAAGCAAATGTATTAAATCATTTTGGACAGGCTGGGTCTGAAAATAGTATTCCTAAAGATAATATTTATCATGGTGATGGTACTAATATTATTGCTATGCTTGGCGATCCATTAAAAACTGGCGCATATAAAATGTATGGAAGTTATAAAATCGATACGCGACCAGTTGGCGGAACAACGGCAGATTATGGTTTGCAATTGCGCTTAGAATCAGGAAAAACCTCAGGAACACAATGGGGACTTGATGGCGAAACGCACATGAAAGCTAATGGGACTGCATCAATGCGAGGAGTGCAAGGCGTTTCTGTTCTTGATTCAACTTACACCGCAACTAGCGCTACATATATAGGTACTTATGGTCAAGTAAGGGCTGATGGTACATTTACCGGCTCAGGTTTTATGGCTGCACTATATGGCTTAGTGGAAGCGAGCGCTGCAATTACTGCATCGCATGTGTGTTCGCAATGGCTAGATTCGCATCAAGCAAATACCGTTACCGGAAGTCATCAGTTGGCATATTGGACTAACAATGGCGCGGCCGTTATGGATCAAGCATTATATTTATATGGCGGAAATAGTATTACTGCTTTTGCTGAATTCGATACATGCGGCGGCATGGTGTCGGATGGGGCAGCTGTTGGAGCTACGGTAAAGAAAATTAAAATTACTGTGGATGGCGCAACTTTTTATCTTAATGCCCTGACTTTATCGTAGCAGGTGATGAATGAGTCAATATTTATCATCATTTTTGCCAAATAAAATTGTCGTTGAAGCGGAAAATTGGCCATACGTTGAAGGAGCGGCTAGAACAATAATCCCAATTTCAATTAATGAAGTTGCGGCTAATGCGCGTATTGATGATTTGACTGGGCAAACTGATTACATAACAACACTAATAAAATCAGCAGTGATGATTTTTGAAGATTATACAAATACCAGCATTATCCAGCAAAACTGGATCACGTATAGAAATAATTTTAATGATGTTGGTGTGTTTGAAATGCGGAGAGCTAAATTTGTTAGCCTAACTTCATTTCAATATTTGGTTAATGGAACGCTTACTACAATTAGTAATTCTCTTTATTATGTTGTAACAAGCAATCCTCCATATGCCATTATTAGATTGAAGCCAGATCAGCAATGGCCTTCTGATATTGATTATGTTGAACAAGCAATAAAAATACAATTTGTTGCCGGATTATCAGCAACAGCCGCTGACGTACCAGCCGATATAAAAACTTGTTTATATCATCTTGTAACGTGGCTTTACGATAATCGTGGTAACAATGATATTGCTGGTATGCCATCTAAAGGAACGGGTTCAGAAGGGGCGGGTTTAAATGCTCTTCCGAATCATTCCTTAGATGTAATTATGAAATATCGTGTACAGGATGTGTTTGGTGGGTTTTTTGTAAATATAGTTTAAACATATGCCGCGTTATTACGTAACTAAAAAGAAATATCCGGTTGTTGATGCTGGCTCATTGAATTGCCGAATAGTTATAAATTTACGGCAAATAAATGCGCCAACATATAGTGATGTAAATTTTAATGAAACATTTACAAAGCGTATTGATATTTGGGCGATGATAGAAACGCTCAAGACTGGTATCACGATATTTGATGCAACAAATACGGAAAGAGTTATTACACATCGAATTTATATTCGTAAGCCATCTTTTGAAATTACGGCTGAAAATTGGGTCGAATATAGGGGCGTTTATTATTATATCCATTCTGTAGAAGAAATGGGGATGGAAAATAGATTTTTATGTTTATTAACTAATTTACGTGGCGATAAGACAAGAATAGTGAACTACGCATGATAAATATAATTGAAAGCGGAAAAAATCCAAAAATAAAAGCAAATATAAAAGATTTGGGAAAGTATACAGATAAATCAATTCGGTATGCTTTATGGGCGATAGGTAAAGATGTCATTTCCGATACAAAAAAATTAATAGCTATGCCAAAACATGGCAGAACATATTTAAAACGTATAGGAACTAAGGGGCAAAAATTAAAGAACGCACAAAAATACACTGCATCTGCCCCCGGAGAAGCTCCGGCAGTAGTGAGCGGTGAATTAAAAAGATCATTAAATTTTTTGGTAACAGGTTCAAAGCAAGTCCAATTTGGATTTGATATGCATTATGGAAAAGCTCCTTACGCTAAACTTTTGGAATACAAAGATATGATTGCAATGACAGGAAAGGGTTGTAAACACATAGAGCCTAGGCCGTCTTTAAGTGCGGCATATAAAGGTAAGAAAGTTATTTTTAAAGATTATTTTTTAAAGCATTTAAAACTTGGAATAAAAATATAATGAAAGCGGCAGATATTATCAGACAATTGTGGTTAACATTGCCTAGATACACTAATTTATTTAGTGATGATATTGCTATATCTTCATTAACGCGCTCAGGAACAACTGTTACAGCTATAACAACCGCTCCACATGGTTTGACAACGGGAATGTATGCCTATATTTATGGTGCGCAGACTCCCATAACCGTCACATCTTTAACGCAAGTTAATAATATTGCAACCGCAATTACCGCAAGCAATCATGATTATACTGAGCATTATCAAGATAATGTAAATATTAGCGAGGCTATTCAACCTGAATATAATGGATTGCATCCATTATTAACCGTTCCGAATAGGCGCACATTTACCTATAGCATAACTGGCAATCCAACATCTCCTGCTACAGGAACAATAAAAACTATCCAAGATATTAAACATGGATATAACGGCCTATATCAAATAACAAAAATAGATAACATAACTTTCACCTATCAAATAACTAGTTCGCCTGAAAGTCCCGCGCAAGGAACAATTATCGCGCGATCTAATATAAGAATAACTGGCGCTAATGGACTTGATAGGGCAACGCAATCTTACACAAAGCAAGCTCAGTCAAAATTATATGCTTTTGTTGTTTTGGATAATGTTACTGCATCAAAAGATAGGTTCACATTTACTGATGCAACTTATACCAACACAACCGGACAAGACTTTAGGCAAAGAGTTATCGAACCATTTTCTATTTTTGTATTTATGCCGACAGCCGATGAAATAGCCGGTTTAAATACTCGCGATTTAATGCAGGATTTAGCACAACCAATTTTTAAAAGTATTTTACGATTTAAATTCGATTCAATTTTTACTGATGAAACTAATTTTGGAATTATTTTTACTGAGCATCAATTTATTGGTTATACCCCAGCTTATTACATTCACGAATTTAAGTTTGAGAATCAATATGACATAACTTACGACAATACCGTTGATAGCGATGATAGCGTTGCCTTCCGCGATATTGATTTGAAATTTAATAGCGATCTAAATTCTATTCACAATCAAATTATGCATACGAATGTGGATTTAGACGATCAACCTTTATAAAGATGAGGATTATTTTATGCCTATTCGAGTACCTGAAATAGATATATCTATTTTACCAGCCTATTTAAAACAACAGAATGTTGATCAAAAAGTATTATTTGTTGGTCAAATGCTAACTGGAACAGCGACGCCAGGTACGCTTGTTACCTCCATTGGCAATGCGAATGAACAAGATGCATTGTTTGGGGCTAATTCAAGATTAGCTGGCATGATTAGAGCTGCTAAAAAGATTAATAAAGTTAGTAGGATGGACGCTATTCCATTAGCTGATTATTCTCGTTCGCCTCTAAGCCATATTCAAAGCTTTGTATCTGACGTTGGTTTTACTTATAACGCTTCTGATACTGAATTTACTGGTGCTCGTATGCAGCAAAAAGACTTAGGTGGTGGCTCTTATGCTGGTGATGTTATCAGTGTACCAGTGTTTACCGCAGCTACTGTCGTTTCTTATACTACATTCACTGCAACCGATGATGGCACTATAAGATATATCGTTGATGGAAAATATTGGAATGGTTCGGCTTGGGCAGCAAGTAGTAATTCATGGGCAACAAGTTGTTCTGGGTCTGATGTTACGGCACACATTGCAACCCTAACTCCAACCGGAACAAATATAACTATTAAAGTTGTAACTGATACCGGCAGTACGCAAATGTGGGTTTCGACTTTTACTATTGCATATTATGCAACGGTCGCTGCAAGTTCAGCTTCTGGAATAATTGCATTTAGTGGGGTAGCAACCGAAGCTGGAACTTTATATGTATCAATCGGTTCTAAAATAAATCACCGTTATGAAATTGACATAACAACTTCTGAGACCGCTAATTCTATAGGTGTTGCATTAGCCGCAGCCGTTGGGGCTGATTTAAAATGTCCGGTAACTGTCGTAAATACTACTGGAAGTGTTGCTATTACAGCGTCGAACGAAGGCACCGAAGGAAATTCAATAGGCTTGCGCGTTGAAGGTTCTGTTGCTGGTATAACTACGGCGATAACCGCAATGTCAGGGGGTGCTACTAATCCGTCATTGACTAATCTATTTGATGTAATTGGCGATAAAAGATATCAAACCGTTGTTTATCCATCATCTTTTGATTTATCCGTGCTTTTAGATTTATTGAATAATCGCTGGAATGTTAATAATAATATTCTAGATGGTGTTGGCATCATAACCATTACCGATACTTTCGTTAATTGCAAATCAGCATGTTTAGCTAAAAATACTCAAAGTTTAATTATATTAAATGATAAGTCAGTAAATTCTACTTATTACAAGGGTGCGTCATTATTAGAATTAAATGATGTTCAATCCGCCGAATTTGCGGCGATAAGAGCCTTAAGATTAACTGCTGATGCTGATATTTCCCAATATGTAATTAGCACAAACGGTATTAGGGATAATTTGGGCGGAGCAGCTATCGCTAGCTTACCTTATTTTAACACTCCATTTTATAACCTACCTGTAATTGATGAAGGGTTAGAATTCACATTAGATGAAATGGCGCAATTAAAAACTGCCGGTGGTTCTATATTATCTAATAATATTTCCAATAATCTAATTATTGCTGGTGAAATTGTAACAACTTATAAAACCGATCCAGCTTCCAATTCAGATGTTTCATTTAAATATCTTGAATATGTCGATACCTCTTCCAACATCCGCGAATATTTCTATAACAATTTGCGCGCGCGATTTGCTCAAAGCCGCTTAACCGAAGGCGACGTACAACCTAACCGTAATATGGCCAATGCATCAATTATTGGGGCATTCATGGATGGTTTATATAACGATCTTTCTGGGTCTGATTTTGTTTTAACTCAGGCTGGCGAAACCGCAATGCGTTATTTCAAAAATAATCGAACTATTACATTAGATTTAGCTAATGGCAAAGTGACTATAACTATGCTTGTTCCAATTGTTACTCAATTACGCAAAATTGTTGCAGCAATGCAAATTTCATTTTCTACAAATTCTTAATCGAGGTAATTTTTTATGGCAGCTAAAATAATATTATCAACCCCTACAGTTGTTATCAATAATGAGGTAATAGCTGTTATTCCAAATAGCGCTGAATATAC